GTTTCGACCTGAACCGTATAACGCCGCTAAATCATGAGGTGTACCATATGACTTACCTGATTCAAGTGGGTCGTTACCTTCATTTTCAATTTGTTTAAATCTAAAGATACGCTTTTGATCTTCAGCAATTAAGTCTCTATACTCATCATATTGATCTTGGCTTAAGTGGAATACATTGTCATAAATCCAATCTGTAGGTAATAATTTACCATCAATAATATTTTTAGCTAAATCCACTTTTTCCTTCATTAATGCAATTCTTTCTTGATCGTAAATGATAGAAGGAGTAGTTAATGATAATTCAAAATTAGTTAATGATTCATTTCTATAGCCTTGAGTATATAAGTGTACTAATGCTATTTTATTTAATTCTGAAAGTATAATACGTTGGATACGGTCAATAGTACGAGCAAAGCGAATATCTTCTGCTGCTAAAGTAGCTTTACCAGTTAAGTCTTTCTCATAACCCATAAATGCTTTAGGTACCTTTAAAGCAGCAAACAATTTATCTCTTAAATAAACTACGTCTTCAATTGCTGTGTAATCTAAACCTTTAGTAGGTTCAATTCGAGTAGTTGTATCATTACCTCTAACAGGTATATAAAAGTCCTCTAATGAATTTTGTAAGTTATATTTTAAGTTATACTCACCAGTTTGTGGATCCACATATGGAGTTCTTTTCATCTGTGAGATAGTCTTTTGCATGAAATTTTCAACCTCATTAGGTGGAATAGAACCTACATTAACATAAAAAATTCTCTTTTCAGGAGCACGAACAATACGGTGAATCAACATTGCGTCTTCCATCAAAACATACTGTTTAAATAACTTACGAGCTGGTTCTAGATAAGAACGACCATATGGAAGATAATTCACATCAGTAATTAATCTGAAGTGAGCCATCTCATAATTATCAAAATAAATTGATGAGTCATTTTTATTAGTGCTATAAGTACCTTGTCCTGTCACACCATAAAAACCTGTAGCGCCACCTGAAAAACCATCTGGGCTAAATCTGTATCTTACTTCAGCTGGGTTTGCTGGGTCGTAATGTTCTTCTCTCATAATATGATAAGCAGTGTATGGGATGACATTATAGACCCCAAATTTCTCTGCAATTTCCAGTTTTAAAAAGAAGTCACCATACTTACACATTTGGCGAATCCAAGACCATAAATTAAATTCAATATTTAATACATCATAGAATAAATTATATAGAATTTTCTGTGTATCTTCGTTTGAACTTCGGATTTGAAGTACCTCACCCATGTCATTTTTAAGAGTACATTCATCTGATATGATATCAAGAGCAGAAGCTACAATAGCGTCTGTATCCATCGCGTCATAATCTGAGTATACTTGAGTGCGTAAATACCTCCAGTTAAGGTTTAATTGTGCTCCAAAAAGTGATGTACTGTTGCTAGAATAGATACGATTGAATCTATCTACTAATGCGTTTGTTTGGAATTCACCTGTAGCTTGAATGCTATTCACATCCATTACTTTGAGCTGATTACCACCAGCATTACGAATTATTACATCTGTCGAGAATAATTTCCTTAATCTTGAAAAAACACTTGTATCAGCCATTTAAATTAAATTATATATGATAAATATTATAGTAACCATCTTATATCTTCATCTTGCCCACCAATATTCATTTGATACGGGTTAGGAACACCATTCATAGTATAGTTACCTTGAGTATTAGGTCTAACAGTTGCCATATTACTCAAAGCAGCACGTGTTAGATCTAAACCTTGTGTTTTATATTTTAAAGCTGTGTCACGAACATACATTCCGATTGCAAAACTCATAACTAAGTCGTCATTATAACCAGATTGTGCTTCAGGTCTACCATTTCTCCATATAAACACTTTCATTTCTTCAAGAAGACGTTTAGATTGTATAGTAACACTTTTATCTCCAACGTATTCTCTAAATTTATTTATAACTAACGGACGAGTTCTCATAGACATTGTAAAACCTGGTGTCATTCTTGATGGATCATCTGTTCTTTCTAAGTAAGTTTCCGCATTTAATGTCTCACTTTTTGGAGAATAATACAAATTTCTATATCCTCTTTCAATAATTGAGTCAAGAGTTGACCATCCTATATTAGCATTTTCAACAATTAACAAAGCATCATTATATTCTGTCGCAATACTAACTAGCAAATAACCAAATTCTTTTGGTGATATTTGACTTTTATATTCAGCTATCTGTGTATTTAGTTCAGTATCTATAACATGAAATGTTGAAAAGTCTTTACCATCTCCACGAGCTACATCAGCAACTACCATATAGTTTCGTGTATAATCTGGTAACTCCCATATCCATAAGTTATGATCTATTCCACGCTTTTCCAAGGGATCTTTAACAGAAGTTGCAGAAATGAAGTCTAGTTGTTCACTATAAAACACAGTATCGCCTGAAGTATTAAAGTCACAATCACATTCTTGTGCTGCTAATCGTGGGTCTCCTAATAATTCATCTTGTTTTTTTCTCCAATGCTCATCACGTTCAGGATGAACATACCATGGAAGTTTGATAGGTAAGAAGTCATTTTGTTGTGCTTCAGCTCTGACCCATGTTTGATGAAACCAATTACCAGTACCGTATGGAGTAGATAATACTATTGCTCCACCACCTGTTGCTAAGGTTTGTTGAGCAGATGCCCATATCTCAGCTATGCCTTCAATGAAAGCAGCCTCATCTATAATTAGAAGTGATACTGCTTCTGATCGACCCGCGTCACCTGCCGCTGAAACTGCTTTAACTTGAGAACCATTACTTAATCGTAATGTTAGTTTGTTATTTTCTTCTGCGGGTACTTTTAACCAAGATGGTAAGTTTTCAAACATGAATTTAACTTTTGTTACCATGTTCTTGGCTGTTTCCTGTTTAGTAGCTATACAAAGAACGTTTTTGTCTTTTTGAAATAACATCAACCATAATGAATAACCTGCTACTAAAGTTGATATACCCAATTGTCGAGACTTAAGTACTATGTCATATGGATGATCTCTCCATAGACGTAGTACTTTTTCTTGAAATGGATACAAGTTGAATATAATTCTACCACGAGTTGGATGTTGGATGTGGCAGTATTTTTTCATAAAATGCGCCGGATCTTGGGCGCACTTTAAGTATTCATCTCGTATTATTTGTTTTAAGTCTTGACTCATAACTATCCCTTATAGGGTTATATTAAGCAATAATATCAGATATTAATGCTTTAAGATCCTTACCACCATCTTTAAACAACTTTTTAATTTCTGGTTTAACAATAAGTTGTTTAACAATAGCGATATTGTCTTTGGTTGGGTTGGCTAATTTTTTCTTGATACCAGCTTCAAGTTTATCTAATTTAGCTTTTTCTTCATCAGATAATTTTTTAGCAAATTTATCTGTGTTGAATTCTTTATCAATTTTCTTTAATTCTGCTTCAGATGGTGCTTTTTCATCTGTTGAATCTTCATCTTCATCCTTTGCTTTTTCAGCTTTCTTAGGTTCTTCTTTTTTAGGAGCAGGTTTTTCTTTTTTAGGTTCAGCTTTCTTTTCAGCTTTTTTAGGTTCAGCTTTTGGTTTATCTTCTGCTTTTTCTTTTGGAGCTTTTTCACCTTTTCCTGCTTCAAGATAATCAGTAAATTCACCACCTTCTTTTTCTAAAGCACCACGTGTTTGTGGATTGTTATAAGTAGCTATATCTTTGCCTGTTTCTTTAGATAATGCTTTTAAATCTACTTCACCATCTTTATCTAATGTTGATAATAATTTTCCTAAAGCACCCTTATCAAATTTATCACCTTTAGCATCTTTATATTTAGCTAAAGCTGATTTGAAACCTGCTTTATCTTTTACTTTATAGAATGAAGCCATTTCCATAAGTGCTTCTTCTGCTTCTCTTAATTCTATATCAACACCTTGGTCTGTGAGTTTTTTAATTTCACCAGGTTTTGATGATTTAGACATTATAGCTGTGCCGCGAGACTTATCTGTATCTGCTTCACTTAATACTTCAACAATAAATTCTTCTATTGTAGACTTTAATTCAGAGATTTTCATTATTTTTAGGGTTTTGAGTTTGGATATAAATATCAAAAACCTAAGTAACCTTTAATCTGTTCAATTCTCTGTTCAGTAGTGCCTGAAATAATGCCAAAGTTTTTTATGTTAAATAAATTATCTTTAATAACATATTTAATAGTACTATCAATTCTATCACGATAATCAACATCAGTTTCCCTAACACCGTTATCTTCAATTTTAACTCCTATAGGAGAAACATAGAATATATAATCATACTCCCAAATAAATGGAGCAGCATAGTTGTTAAAAGCACCTTTATCTACAACACTAATTGATTTAGCACATTGAGCAAATGCCATAACATCAATTACTGTTCTATCAGTAATAACATTTTCTCTCATTAATTCAGAACAACGTTCAGCTAAGAATATTGTTTGACCTTTTAATGTACTATCAGTGTTTAATGGAATACCTAAATCACGTAAGTATTTACTACGTTCAGTAGCAAAGAAATAATCTTTAAATTCAGGTAATTCTTTTAAAGCATGTACTAGTGTTGATTTGCCAACACTCATTGTTCCAGTAAATCCTATTTTCATATTAGTAATATAATAAAAAAGGCTTGCAAAAGCAAGCCTAATTTGAAATTTTTATTTTTTAAGATCGTGATCCTTTACCTACACTACTCTTAAACCAAGGCAATCCAACTCCATCACGTTTTGCTTTATGGTGACTGTCTTTGTCATGTTGGAAACCATTAATATA